ACAACCTAATCCGTTACAAAAGTATTTTAGACAACCTAAAATCTACGTTGCTTTACCCAGCAAGGGCTTATACTACGAGCCCGGTAACCTCAAAGGGGACTATAACAATGTGCCCATCTTTGCCATGAGCGGCATGGATGAAATCATTTATAAAACTCCCGATGCTTTGTTTAACGGCAAAGCAACTGTAAAAGTTATTGAAAGTTGCTGTCCGTTTATCAAAGATGCTAAAACTGTTCCCAGCATTGACATAGATGCTTTAATGGTTGCTATACGTATTGCTACGTTTGGTGCAGAGCTAACTGTAGGCCATACTTGCAGAAATTGCGAGTCAGATAATGAATTTACTGTTGAATTAAGCCAGCTATTAGACTACTTTAACAGCTTGACATTTGTAAACACAATCAAGATTAATGACGAAATTACATTAAAAATACGTCCGTTACAGTACGAAGAAATGACTTATTTCAGCATTGAAAACTTTAAATTACAACGTCAATTGTTTCAAAGTCAGAACTTGACTGATGCTGAACGTCAAGCAGTCATCGATCAAATTTATAAAACACTTAGCGAATTACAGCTTCAACTGTTCTTGACCAGTATTGAAAGTGTACAAATTCCTGAACTAGTAGTCAACGACAAGGCACAAATTGAAGAATGGTTGCGTAATGCTGACCGTGATGTTTATGCCAAAGTCAAAGAAAAATTAGAAAGCAATAAAGAAACTTGGGACATTCCCAAGCAACATATCAAATGTCCAGAGTGCAATACCGAGGACGACATCACAGTTACATTGGATCAATCAAATTTTTTCGTATGAGGATATTGAGGTTGCCTAACTCTGACTTAGAAAGATTTTTTGATAGGTTAGAGAAAGAAACTATCGATATCAAGGACGAAATATTTAGACTTAGTTGGTATATGCGGGGAGGAGTATCCGCATATGAACTATTCCATGTCTACTCAGTAGAAGATCGCAAACTCATGAGCGATCTTGCCAAAGAAAATATAGAACTTACAAAGAAAAGCGGAATTAGCCTACTTTAATAGGCTATGATAGGCTTCCATGCCGCGCCACTTGTATTAGAAGATTGGCTTGCAGGAGCGGATTGCGATTGCTGAGCGGCTGGAGCAGGAGTTGCTGGTGCTTGTTGCACAGGTGTTTGTTGTGCAGGCAACGGTACTTTATCTTTATTGTAAGGATCGTTGGCAATCAACATTTGAATTATTTCCTGATCAGACTTTCCGGGATTTTGTTTCTTGGCCTGATCTATGGCAAATTTGACTTTAGGATGTTTTAATCTTTCTGGATCTACTTGTCCGTTTGAACTAGTTACTTGAATACCGTTGATATAACGTACATAGGCTTCTGGATCCTGATCAGTTGGCTTAACTTCTTTACCGTCTTTCTTGGCTTGATCAACTTTGCCTTGGTTAGCTGTTTTGTAATAGCTTGATCCGGTAAACATCTGTCTAGCTTTGTCCCAAACTGCATCTGGTACACTGCCTACGCCAGTAACAATGCCTCTAAGGAACGTGTTAGCAATCCAATCTTTACCTTGATCACTGCCTAGCCACATTTCAAATGCTGTGAACACAGCTTCTGTGCCAATCATAGCGGCGATAGCCGCGGCACTACCAGCGCCAGCTGTAGCAACTCCCGCTACAACTCCGACGCCACCAATTACCCATTTTAAGAAACGAGCAAGTATTAAAGCAATACGTCCTGCGGCAACCATTTGTGCAACTGCCACAGTGGCCTGTGCGGCCCATATTCCCCAGGCAAATTCACGATTGGCTTTTAGGTCATCTACGTTTTGTAGATCGGGATCGTCACCTTTTTTGTAATCTTCATCTAGAGTTTCTAAATCAGTGTATAGTTGTACAGTAGGGCCAAGTAAACTAATAGCCCTAAACAACCATTTAGTCATAGTTCCCCATTTAGCCATCTTAACAGCTACTCTACGGTCAACACTATCACTGTATGCTTTATATTTTGCACTCTTCTTAGCAAACCATCTAGGAGCACCACTCTTAGGTGATTTAGCAATACTAGGATCTTTAGGATTTGTAATATTATTGACTGCTTTGTTGTTTTGTGCTAGAGCAGATCGCATTTGTCTACGTGCTTTCAAGTCCTTGGCACTTTGAGGAATATCTTTTTCAACTAATAATTCAGAAATTTTCATAGTAGTATATTTATAAGAGTGAGCTAAAGCTCACTTGTGTTTCGCTAAAGCTCAACACATTTTCTTATTTAGAACACATTTTAGTGCGAAGCACTTAAGATATTATCTAGATTGTTCAGTCACACTTTGCCCTAGCGGGCAAAGTAAATGGACATTATCTGAGTTGCACAATCCACTTAGCGTTACAGCATTACAGAGGCGGTCATCCGGTACCTCGAGCTGTGTCTTTATATGACGGCGGCTTACAAACATACGCTAACATGTTTGCAAACGTGGGCTATTAACCCTCTTTTTGCCTGTGTTCCTTAAAACAACCAAACCGCGGCAGCTTTGCGATCTTCGTCCTGTAAAGGATAGTGGTTGAGTACTCTTAACGGCGAGAGATTTCCGTCCCTGTGATCCTGGATCCAGGTCTAGAGCGCACGAAATTAGCCTGCGCTAGCTTTAACCGTTTAACTGTTTGCCTTTGATATGTGAGCCGTGTACACGGACAGCAATTTGTCCGTTGTAGTAGTCGTCTGATTCTAATACTCGCCTTGAGAATTGTTCTCTTGCCTCGATATAACTACATTCAGCCTTTGATGTGCAGTAATAAATGATTTCTCTGCGGAAATTTTCTGCGCCTAGTTGTTCTACGTCTTTGTTTAATTGGTCGTTACTGCCATAGTATTCACGCCAGTCAGAATCAATTTTGGAACGAATCCTCTTTTTCTTCTTGTTGCCGTTTTTGAGTTTTACTGTTTTATAAGTTGTCTTAGAGAATTTTGCTAATTTCTTGCCTATATATTTGCGACCAGTGATGCTATTAGTGATGATGTAGACGAAGCCAATACACTCTTCGGGTAAAGTTTCGACTAATTCATTTTGATAATACCATGACATTAACTATGTATGGTCTGTGCCTTGATCATCCTCTTCATTTTGGCGCTTTTTCCGTTTGCGCTTTGCGCTGTCCACTTCGTGGCGCCATTCCTGTACTTCTGCCCGTCTCTTGGTACATATCCGCCTAATCTCTGAAAGCCAATAACGCATTTCCCTACCAGCTACTCTGGTTTGGTCGTTAATCCATCGCTGGTTGGCTTCAAAGTATTGCCTAAATGCCTGTAATAATTCGTCGTGTGAATCACTCATCTACAATCTCTAAGTCATTTGAATATGAAGTAAATCCATTTTCTTTAATAACTTTCAATACATTATTAACTCTACCAATCAATTCGTCTTTGTGACTGATTAGGTAAACGTTTTTGTTTCTTTCTCTGCCCATCTTCTTAAGTACAGCCAGCGCACCTTCTACACCCGATGCATCTAGACCGTTATCAATAAGCTCGTCAATAAACAACAAATTAATATTTTGATACAAACTTTCCCATACATCACGGAAGGCAAAGCTCAACCCTAAGATCAAACGATTACGTTCGCCCCTAGATAAGTTATCAAAGTCTAAATCTTGTCCTAATTGTGTAATTTCTACATTTAAATCGTTTAAGAAAGCCACACTATGCGGCAAGCCCATGCGATCTAAATAATAGGTTAGTCTATTATTCAAGTAGGCCAAGTTCTGATCAATAATCTTCTTGCGAATAAAGCTGTCCTTACTGGTCAATAATTTTAATAAAAACTCTTGATGATCTTTAAGCGAATTAAGTTCATTAACCTTATCCCATACAATTTCTTGCATGGCAGTATGCTTTAATTCTTCTATCTGTTCTTGATAAGGATCTGTTTCGTTATTCTTGTTGGCAATCTGTTGTTCTAAATTCGTAATAGTTGACTGATGCTTGATAGCATCTTCTTCTTTGTCATAAAACACGTTGGGCTGAGTGCCCAGTTGACCTATTTCTAATAGTGCTTCTTGAAGTTGACTAATGCGATCTTCAAATTCTTTAATATTACTTTGACTTTCTTCCAAAGACTTTACTTTGGCACTGACTAGTTCTTCGTGCTTGCTATCGTGCAGTTCTTGTCCGCAACTATGGCATTTATGATCTGCCAACAGCGCCAGTTCTTTTTCAATCTTTTTAACAGTATTTGTTTCTCTACTAATGTCGCTTTCGGATCGTGCAATCAAACTGTTAACATCTGCGATGTCTTTACGCTTTTGATTATAGGTGCTTAGATCTTTATGTGCTTGTAATTCTGCAACAATATCAACTTTATCTAGTTCGGCATACTGATTAAGCAGTTTGGTCAAGTCTTCTTCTTTTTTAGACAGCCATAATTGCTGTCTGCGCTCTAATGCTTGAACGCTTTCTTGTATCTTTTCGTTAGATTTCTTGGCCGCTTCTATATTAGCAGATTCTTGTGTTATTGAATCTTTAGTAACTCTGATAAGTTCTTTAAGAGCTTCAGCTTTTTCACTTAGAATAGTAATACCTAGTAATTGTTCAATGATAGCACGTTGATCTCCGCTCTTCATTGACAAAAACGGTTCTGTATAAGTGTTTAACGCAACAATATGCTTGAACATATCGTGACTCATACCTAATAGTTCGTCAATATCCTTTTGCGTTTCACGCATATCGCCTTGAGCATCGTCAGTTTCTTCAGAACTTTGTTCTTCGTTATTAACATAAAACTTTAAGATATTAGGTTTACGCCCACGTTCAATACGATAATCAATACCATCCTTTTGAAAGTGTAGTGTAACCAACATTCCTTTATTGTTAATCTTATTGATAAGATTATCTTTTTTAATGTTAGTTAACGCATTACCAAACAATGCAAAGCTCAATGCGTTAACAATGGTAGTTTTACCCGTACCATTACGACTTCCGTTGTCGTCACCGCCTTGATCTAAGTTTTCACCCAGTACCAAAGTCAATTGTTCTTTGCAAAAATCAACAGCTTGAGTCTGGTTACCCACACTCATAAAGTTTTTAACGGTAAGGTCTTTTATTTTTATCATAGGCTACTGTAAATTTCCAATAGAGTATTAGTATTATACGTATCACTTTGGATACTTACAATCTGATTGGACACAATTTGATCAACTGATTCAAATGCTTGAACATCAATATTGGTATTAATTTCAACATCTTTCTTTTCGGCAATTAGAGTAAGTTCACGAATGTCATAGTCCGCAATAAACTTCTCTTTAATAAAACTTGCTTCTTCAAAACTAATGTCAATGTCAAAACTAACACGCAGATGCTGTTTAGGTTTGATTAATGTGTCAGCTTCGTCGATTAATTGGCTTAGTTTAACTGTGCGGAATGTTGGTTGATCAGGCCACGAATGATATTCTGGTGTGCCATCCCATTCTAAGATCATCATGCCGCGATCGTCATCCCACGCATCTGCATAGTTGTGCGGAAATGCATTGCCAATATAAATCATGTTCTTTTGTTGCTGACGCTTATGAAAGTGTCCACTAAATCCTAACTCGTAGTTCTTGAAACTATCTAGTTGAATCTCTCCATGGTCTGGCATCTGCACCATGGCGTTCATAAAGAAGCTGGGTAATTCAAAGTGACCAAAGATATACTTGCCACCTTTCTTGCTTATGTTCCGCCATTCGTCGCCGACCAGCCACGGGCAAAGTGTAACATCACCAATGGTAGTAGGTTCATGTACCACAGTAACTCCGGGTATGTACTTACCAAACTCGACTGAATGGATATCCCGCTTGTCTTTGTAATATAGATCGTGATTACCAGGGAAAAAGTAAAATTGATCAAACGCCTGACCGAGCTTTTCCAAGGCCCTAAGGCTATAGTCCATAGTAGTGATGTTAAGACTGTTCCGA